TGCACTTCTGGCTTGGTAATGGGCTCCATGCGGCGTAGCCTAGCGGCTACACCAGCTCACGCCATCCCAGTACGCCTAAACCTTTCGTAGAGCTGTCGGCTTCCATGGTCAACACCAGAATGTCTGACGCGCCATTCTCATCGACGCCCAAAGCAAGGCTCAATGCAGATTCAGCATTGAATGCAGTGCTACCACGACTTCCAACGAGGCCAGCAGCCACAACGGTGCCACCAGAGAATGTAGCGGCAGTGAGGGTTTGAACATTGCCACGTCCATTGTCTGCTGTAGTCCAAGTGCCGCTAATGATGGTTGGATTGAGACGCAGGCGCCAAAGCGCTGTTGTATTGCCTTCAATAGTGGCATCTACTTGCGTGGGCATGATCACATTGCCAGTGCGACCACTTGCCATGCGAATGCCAGCCACCACTTGCTCACTGGTAATAGCAGCCACGCCACTTGCACCACGGCTAGCAATGTAGATGGGGCCAGAGGGCTCATATCCACCTTCGCTTTGCACGCTGGTGCAAATTTGCTTCATGGTCCCAGCGGGGCCAGTGCTAGCAATGCGATAGGAGCACGGCAGAATAGCCGTGGTCATATAAACGTGATCAATGGCATTAGCGTGATTCTGTTCATGGCAATATTTGTATTCGCCATCAACAACAAAACCAAGCCTCACGCGACCAGCGCCAAGCCATTCAATGTCGGCGGTAAAAATGTTGGCCTTGGAAATATCTAGATCATCGTATGTGTCAATATTCCAATCATCTTGATTGATGACTGTTTCCTGAACGGTGCCATCGTATTTTCCGCGAATGACAAACTGGACAGTGGTGCCATTCACGCGCACCATAATGCCATTGTCATCATCGAATAAACCACACTCCTGAACAAGACCATCAACAGGAGTGGTGCCTACAAAACTTTGCAGAATTTGCAAGCTCTTTCCTGGCTGATAGGGAAAGCGCTTCTTAGAACGGCGCAGCACGCTGTCACCATTGGTGGTGACAGCCATAGAGAGTGAACTCTCGTTGGGCAGGTGCGTTGCAGCACCACCGCCTGCAAGTGCTGTGAACCATAGATCAGGACGCGCATCAAAGCGCATCGTGCTATCAAACAGAGTGAAAGGTTCGCTTACGCGCTGTCTGCCAAACGCATCGACTACGCCGCTATCAGGCCCCACTGATAGGAGCTGACCACGATGGTCAGCGACGATGCCAGTTTCAAACTGTTCGTCGTTAATGCGAATTTGTCCCATGGTTCAGTCCTCAATCAACGAAATCAACGGCGGCCATGCCGCGCCAGCGACTGCCACCATCGTCGGTGACAAAAATAAACAGATGGGTTTTGCCAGTGGTCAACGTGGGGGCGGTGTCGCCATTCCATTTAACTGCTGCAGGCCAGGTAATCGTTCCACTGTTGTGGTCCACTTCAAGGGTGAAGCTATAAGCCCTGCTCGACGGCACGTTACTGAAGGTGAATGTACTGTTAGAGCTGATTGTCTTTGTGAAATAGTTACCAGTGGAACAATTGATATCAAGCGCTGCCACGGCCACCACGTTGCCTGCATAGGCGCCATTCACATCAAGATCAGTGTTAGCCGCTGCGCTTGACTGTCCAACTGCGAGCGTTGAAGTGGTAGCAATACTGCCGCTTGTGCTCAAGTTGCCACTGGTAATGGCAGTGCCACTTACTTTCCCGCCAGTGGAAATAGTGGCAAGCTTGCTGTCTGCGATGGCCGCAGATGAGTTTATATCTGCGTTGACAATACTGTTAGACAGTGAAAGCTTGCTGTAGGCAATTGCCGCAGACGCATTGATGTCGCCATTGACAATGGCACCATCGGCGATCATTGCACTTGTAATGCTTCCCGCTGCACCATCTAGAAGATTATCAACCGTTATTGTCTTGGTGCTGGTTGTAATCGAATCAACTTTTACACTTCCGTAAGCCATGGTTCAAAGAATCATCCAGGTTGAAGAGGCGGGCACAGTAATAGACACGCCAGATGCTACCGTCACCTCACCAACAGATAGGGCGTTGTAGCCACTGTTGATTGACTGAGACGACACAAGCGTTTGAAGAGTTTCCAGGATGGGACCAACTGATCCACCCCCGCCACCAGCGCCAATCTCAACAATGGATGCAGTGCCATTGTCTTTTTTCGTATAAAGCTTGCCGTCATAAGTGTTCAGGGCAAGCTCGCCAAGCTGGAGGTCTCCAGTTGTTGGCACCTTGCCCTGTACGGCACTGCGTTTCAGTTTGAAAGTGTTTGCCATGTGGCCGTCCTTAGAGTGCTATGTAGCAGGACGATGGATCAGAATGTTCCGCCGTCGAATTCAATGTTATCGATGGAACCACCAGTAATGCTCACATTGTTGGCATTCTGAGTGGCAATGGTGCCAAGTCCCAGAGTGGTGCGGCCAGCAGCAGCATCAGCATCATCAACCAGGCTACGACCAAACGATGTAAAGGAAGTAGTGGTGAAGGTGTCGCTACCAGTTGCATAAATGAGCTGGTTGGCAGCAACGCTTACACCAGCAAGAGCAGTGAGAGTAGCATCGAGGGGCTGGGCATCAGTGATGCCATAACCAGACAGCGTGGTCGGATTGGTGCCCGCAGTAACGCGACCGTAGGTGTCAACCGTGACACTCTTGTAGGTGCCTTGGCTTACGCCAGTTGTGGCAAGATCAATATCGTTGGCGTTGACAACAATGCGAGAAGCAGAAGCGGTGCCAACATCAATTGTGTTGCCAGTCTTGCTAAGGCCAGCGCCAGCAGTAATTTGTCCAGCACCAGAGAACTGAACAAACGCAAGTGATGTCGTGCCGAGGGTGATGGAACCATCAGTGGTGAGCACCCAGCCACTGTCTGCATTGGTGGTGCCTTCCTCAACGAAGACAAACAGGCCGCTGGTGACTTCCGAGCTGACATTGGCATCAGCAGAACGTGTCCACGACCCGCCGCTTACCACGTCATAAATGCCGTTCTCGGAAGCCGTGCTCTGGTTCTTCACCAGCACACGATCACCAGCAAGCAGACTCACTCCATCGACGGTTTGAGTGCCACTCAGGGTGATATTGGCAGTGGTGGCAGCACGAACACTATCCTTAACATCGAGGCCCTGTTTTGTGGCGTCAACGTAAGCCTTGGTGGCAGCATCCTGCGCACCAGTTGGATCGGCCAGATTCGTAATCTTCTGGCTGTTTAACGAAACACTGGCAGAAGGAGCCGCCAGTTGATCAAGACGATTAGTGCGAACTTGTGTATCAAAATCGCTAATCTTTGACGCTGTTAGCGTCGGAATATCACTGGCGCTTAGCGTTGTACCAGAAGTGACACGACCCTTTGCATCTGTGGTAACTTTCGTATATGTGCCAGCAGTTCCTACGGACGCAAGCGTCAACGTAATAGATGTTGTACCAGTGCCAGAAGCATCTCCCGTGACGGAGATGGACTGGTTGCCAGTCAAATAGTTCTGCGCCTTCACATAGGCAGTCGATGCTGCTTTTGTGCTGTCATCAGATGTTGACTGAGTGGGGACAACAACGTCGCCAGTAAAAGTCTTGTTTCCAGAAATCGTTTGAGTGGTGGAAAGCGTCAAATAGGCGCCGCTACCACCAATTGCCTCAACGCTAGAGGCGGTGCCGCCAGCACCGCCCGTGCCTTTGCCGTAATAAAGAGTGTTATCTACTTCATTGAAGGCCAATTCCGCATTGGCGAGCGATGTAGGCGCACCAGGCGATCCAGAGGCACGCCGTTTAATGCGGAGAGTGTTGGCCATTGCTAGAAATTACCGCCGTCTGTGAGGGTGATCACGGTATAAAGGCTGTCGGCCTTAAATGTGTCACTGTTTCCATCATAATAGACCACAGACTTGTCCACTTTATTGGCAATGTCCACATCTTCAATAGAAGCAAAGGTGCCAGCAGTCTCTTTCGGCCCTGCCGTCGATAACTCTACCTTTGTTTCATTGCGCGTAACGGCAATAATGCTGTGATCAACTGGATCAACAGAAACAATGGTGGGAGAAACTGGGGCTATTTCTACTTTCGATAGCTCGTGCGCCATGCTTATACCCTCCCAGTAAGGCCAGGATTTACAAATACAGTACCCTCAAGAATGTAAAACTTGTCCCCTGCTACATCGGTGATAAGCACGTCATATTGGCCCTGCTCAGTGATCGTGGCAGTCCCAGATGCGGGAAGTCGTAACTTAAACAAGCCACTTGCTTGGACATCCCATGGGGTAGAAAACGTGGCAAGCTCGGCGGTGCCAAGTCGATTGTAAATTTTGGACGCAATGGAATAGCCAGTCATATCTACTGGGTCACCATTGCTGTCCTTGTATTGCACCGTCATTTCAAACGTGGCGCCCTGTTGCAGCGTGATATCGTAACGACCTGGCTGTATCATGCCCAATAGTATCGCCTAGTCTCCTAAATCTAGCAGTGATTCATCACACTAAAAAGGCCACCTCAAGGGTGGCCTTTGTTTATTTGCCTTGCCCCTTTCTCAGCTTCCTGCCGTGAGAGGCTTTGCTATTTTGACCATTTCCTTGGCGCGTAAGCTTTGGCTTGCTAACAATTAAGCGCTTGCCTCCGCTGATGCCAGTCTTTGATTTTGCAGCCATAATCAAAGCGGCATTGCAGGCCAGTTAATGCTCAAAGGGAAACCTTGCTGGTCGGGCACGTCACGAAGCTCTTGGCGATAAGCCGCCCAGGCTGCCTTGTCAACAGGAGAATCGGGAAGCTGGGTCCAGTCACACTGATCAAGCTTCACGTTGCGATCGGCACGCACGCGATCCACCTGAGCTGCTTCCTTTTCTGCAAGCTCTGCACTTGTCAGTGCAACGGCTTCAACGGCATAAACTTTGCCGCCCTCAAGATAAGGGGCACACCACTCAAGCTTTTCAGTGGCAGCATCGTATTCTTTGCTGCTTAATACATCGACAACACCGTTTTCATTTAAGAAAGCGGCGTCTGGACCGTCCGATGTAAAGGACACGTTTGGAAACAGTTGACCAATGGTGCCAACGGCTTCAATTTGATTGTTCTTGACGATTGCGTAAGTCATGGGATGAAACAATTAAATGGATTAGGGAACCAGGGTGATAATCATGGCCCCCACTTGGGCCGAACCACCTCTGCCGCTGGGGCGATTAGCTTCAGAAGGATCGTATGCAACAGTTCGCGTGGAGTTTTGTGCAAGCTCAGTGCTAGACATCACTCCCGTGTCTATATAGCCAGATCCGCCGCCACCACCCGCATAAACAGTGCCTCCAGCTCCTCCGCCGTAATAGCCACCGCCTCCAGAGCCTCCAGAGCCGTAACTGGAAACGACTGTTCCATCACCTCCCTTGTATTTAGCGCCAGGATTGCCTGCGCCGCCATAAGTAGAGGCAACACCGCCAGCGCCACCAGCACTTTGGGTGCCACCACCTCCAGGGCCAGCACTATATTCGCCGCCCACTGCAGCCTGCCCAGTGGTGCCACCACCATTGCCACCTGTGGCCGCGTAGCTGCCGCCACCGCCACCACCAGCAATCAAATAATAGATGGTTCCAGAAAGGTTTCTGTTTGCATCTGACACGGACGGACCAAATCGCGACGATCCACCGCCATTGCCGCCATAATTGACGGCATAACCACCATCTGGATAGGCGCTGCCTCCAGAGGTGCCAGTGCCGCCAACGAAAGCAGTGTGAGTGGAGCCATTAAATGTATAAACGCCTTTTGCATAGCCACCAGCTCCGCCAGTGCCAGCTCCGCCAGTGCCGCCCGCTCCCCAAAGTTGAATTTTGACTACCAGGCCAGCATCGGCATCAATATCGTATTTCCCGCTAGTAGTGGCTGTATAAGGAGACGTGGCTAAATCATATGAAGTGCCATTCACCGTGATAACAGTTGAAGTGCCACCCTGGGCAGCAGCGCCAGCAAGAAGAGCCCTTGACGTGGGGTCCATGAACGATTCTCCCTTAGTTGACGTAGTCTACAAGGGCTGCACCGCGCCAACGGCTTCCGCTGTCGTCCGTGCTAAACACAAACAAATGTGTCCTGCCAGTGGTCAATGTGGGGGATGCATCACTCGGCCACTTAACAGCAGCGGGCCATGTAATTGTCCCAGAAGTGTGGGTCAGCTCAAGGACAAAACTATAAGAGCGAGAAACGGGCACATTGCTAAAAGTAAATGTGCTATTCGCGTTGATGGTCTTGGTGAAATAGTTACCAGTGGAGCAATCAATATCTAGAGCGCCAACAGCTTGCACTGTTTGAGCCAGTGCGCCATTGACATCAAAATCAGCGTTGGTCGCAACACTAGATTGACCAACGGCCAGTGTCCCAGTGGTTGCAATGGCACCGCTGGTGCTAATTGCAGTGGAGCCACTAATTGTCCCGCTAGTAATAGCACCACCACTCACTTTACCAGCAGTGGTAATAGTATTCAGCTTCGCATCTTGAATGGCAGCGCCAGTGCTAATATCTTCGTCAACAATTGTTCCGTTCGTAATATTGGAACTTGTGATGGTGATAGTCGACGGCAGAGCGCCAGCTTCCAGCTTGCTCAGTGCAATAGCTGCACTGGGGCTAATGTCCTCATTGACAATGCTGCCATCAACAATATTGCTGCTGTTGATAGTAATGCCAGAAGGCAGGGCACCAGGATCAAGCTTTGCAAGGGAGATAGCGGCAGAAGCGCTAATGTCAGCATTAACAATGCTTCCGTTAACAATGTTGTCACTATTAACCGTGATGCCAGACGGAAGTGCGCCAGTGGCCAGCTTGCTCAGTGCAATGTCAGCAGAGGCACTGATGTCACCATTGACAATAGTGCCGTCTTTAATCAGCGCACTTGTAATAACAGGCGAGCGCCATGCTGTGCCGTCATACACTTTGACGACATAATCACCATTGGTGGTATCAAGCCATTGCTCGCCAGTGGTATTTCCAGAGGCGCCTCCACTTGCAGGCGTGGCATTGGGAGCAGTGGTGCCGACATACACAGGCGCCACTTTCACGAGGTCATCACTATGACCACGCAGATAAATGGCAGGATCTTCCTGGTTGTAGTTGACGGCAATCTGACCAAAACCAAGGCCAGAAGCAGCGGGCCGCTTAGAGGCGGTCCCGCTGCGAAGGTTGTAAATGGGAACTTGGGCAGCCATTGTTAATTACAAATGAATGGATGAAACTGACCGTGATTGCTCAATACGTGCCGCAATCAATGGCAGTGGTCGCCGTGTTGACAATGGTAACCACTTGGTTGGCAGTGAGATCTTGCACATCGCCAACGCCAGCTCCAGCAGCACGACCCTTGATTAGCGCCTCGTTGATTTGCACAAGGCGATCATTGGCTACTGAGTTAGGAGCAATGGCGCTCGATGAAAACACCGTCCAGTTGATGTCATCCACATCGAGGATGGGAGCATCAGCCACCTGCACGTAAGCAATGCCACCTTGAGTGGTGCCGCTAATAATGAAAGTAAAGCTACCAGCAGCAAGCTCGGCGCTTGTATTTGCATCCTCAGCACGAGTGAGCACTGCGGGACGGTTCACCGCACCCTCATCAGTGGCCACGTAGATGCCGTTTTGAGTGGCATCTGTCTGGTTCTTGATTAGAACGCGATCACCCTGGGCGATGGTCACGCCATCAAGGCTCAGAGCGCCGTTGCCACTGGCAAGCAGATAGAGCGTGTGAGCAACCGTGATGGTGCCAGAACCGACACTGGTGATATCAATATCAACGCCACCAGCAGCACCAGCAGCATCGGCAGCAAGCTGAATGCTGTTAACGCCAGTATTGATAACGAAATATTCAACGCCAGCACTCAATCCACCAGGGACAGTGCCAGTAGAAGAGATGTAAACACGCTCTCCAGTGTTGAAACCATGGTTGTTGATTGTCAGCGTGTCGGCGCCAGTATCAACAGAACTAACGGTGCCGCTGTCGTTGAAATAAGTGCCAGAGAAATTGCTGGTCGAAGCAGCAACACAGGCTTCCTTAAGGGTGAGGCCCTGTGCAACGGAATCAGCATACTCCTTGGTTGCCGCATCATTAGCGCTAATCGGCGGCGCAAGGTTCGTGATGCGGAAGTTGTTGAGGTTGACATTCTGCGATGCAGAGTTCAACACGTTGTTGGCATTAACGTCAACAACAATTTCCTGTCCAACTGTAGAAACAGACGCCTTGGAGGAACCAGGGCGAATGCTCTTAAGCTCCACGCGATATTCGCCAGCAACAGCGGCCTTGCCGTTGACAATCAGCGACTGACCAGTGGAACCAACATTAACAGCGTTGGAAACACCCTCAAGGTTGAACAGGGCGGCTTGAGCAGTATTGCCTGCTGTACCACCTTGCGCAACGGAAAGAGCTGTGGTCAGCCCATTGATGCTTGTGATGTCGCTGTTGTCGCCACGAGCGGCAGCACCAAGGCTTGCGCGAGCTGCAGATGCCGTGGTGGCATTGGTGCCACCCAGCGCAACCGCCAAGGGCTGACCCACCTGCAGATCGTTGATATTGATGTTGCCAGGAACAACATCCAGCGCAACACTGTTACCAGTGGAGCCAGTGGCAACGGCCACTTTGTTACTGGCCGCTTCGATAGAACGAACGCGGATGTCCTTTGTTCCATCAACAAGGGTGTTGACGGCCTGAATGATGGTTGCGTGCGAACCGTTAGCAGCTAGGTTCGTCGCGGCAGAAACATTGGTGGTATTAACAGTAAGATCAACGCGATTAGCAGCACCGTTGTCAACGCCGCTAATGGTAACCCCAGCGCCAGGGACGATGTTTAGCTGTTGACGTGTGCCAACAGTAGTCCCACTATTGCTATAGATAGACTTTTGGACCGTTGAATCTGCCAGCACGGTAATTGTTACCGTGTTACCAGTATCGTCGTAAGTTAGATCAACGCCGTTTCCCGCAGAAAACAGCACGTCAATCATGTCTTGAAGGCTTTCCTTCAGATTGGCGTAGCTAATCTTCTTGGTAACGGATAGCGTGGGATCCGAGGTGTTGTCAACAATGACAAAAATATCATCATTGTTGGGCTGAATCAGCTCAACAAGATCAGTAATGAGTCTGCTTTGAGCCATTGATTAGGAAGCCCCGCTAACTTTGATTTCCTTGAATACAGGTATGGTAGCACTCGCAGACTTTTCCCTGGTCCAGAAGAAGGGCCGCAAAGACTCTAGAGTAGTGCCACTATAAGTATAGGTTAGATTGTCATTCCGATAAACCGTAACAACCCCAGACAGGCCATCGCGTCGGAGTTCCCAGATATCATCGCTACGAAGATAAATAGGGCCACCACTCACGACAATGTCGATACCACTACCTGCAATGGCGTCGATCCGCCGAGCAGACAGTTTGAACTGATTTTCGCCAGACGGCAAGACGTAATAAGTCACGCCAGTCTGCAATGGAGCGGGGGTGTTGCCGCTATAGATGACAACTGCATCTCCAGCGTTATATCCATGGCCAGAGCAAACAAATGTGTCAAATGCAATGCTGACACCGCTTGCCACTCGGTCTTTTGCAATGCTGCCAATCGATTCACCAGCGGCGGTGACATTCACCAGCGTCCCATTGTTTACATTTTCAGCGAATCCAATGGAATAGACGCCGTATTGAAGGCCGTCATCTGACAGCTCCTCAGTGGACTGCCAAGCGGACAATGAGGAAATATTGTCCTTTGTGGCCAGGCCAATCGCGGTGGTTGGAACAATGTTTCCAGCCCTTCCCACGCGAAGCAGGTTTGGCGTCACCTTGAATTGAATTTTGCCGTCTCTCGGATCAAAAGACGGTGTCTGCAGGAGCTGCGTGCCTATGCAAAAAGCGTAGGCACGATCAACCAATTGATCTGGCAACCCTTCGTCTGTCAGATTGACAATGTCGCTACCAACTGCCATCTTTACCGCAAGCCATAGTTAAGGAATGCCCTCACTTCAGGCACAGGGCTCAACACATTATAGGAATTAGTAGTTGAGCAGTTCGACACTCGCATCCACTCCGCATTCACCTCTCCCAGGTCAGTTACGGCCAGGCCATCTTCCACTCTCCTGGCAGCAAAGGCGATAACGCTTTGCTGAATTGGGCGAGCCCTGGATGCAACGGCAGAGCTGAGGACAACGTCATAAAAGGCGCGTGCGTATGCAGGAGTGTCAATGGACATTTCAGCTCTATTGAGCTGAGCACCGCCTCGTGACCTTGCCAAAGTCAAAGTAAACTCACCCTCAATTGTCTTTGCATAGAAGGTTTGGTTGTTGACAACAACCCTGAATCCCTCTTCAATGGTGTGCTTTCTGTCAAGCGTGACAACACCTTCGGTTGTAATCGAAGTGATTTGATAGTCCTCGTTTGAAACGGGGAAATCAAATTTACTGTCATACTCAGTTGTAATAGATTCGCGCACCAAGTCGTATATCGACGTAAGCTTCACAGTTGAGTGCTTATTGGGCGGAATATATAGGCGGGTTAGCTCTTTGCCCGTAACAGTCTTCTTCACAACAAAGTTACCCTCAAGGGTGCCCATGTCTGTGTTGCTATATGTGTCTTGAAGCGTTAAAGGAAGCTGCTCTGGAGGCTGGGTAAGAAGATTGAAGGGGTCTGCATAGACAAAGCCGTCTGGATTCGACAGAACACCCTCGGTCACCGCATCGTCAATAATTTGGAAGCTTGGATTATTCCCGTCTGGAAACAGCAATGTGATAATGACGAGATCACCGCCAGGCGCGAGAATTAACGATTCGCCAAGGCCGAAGTCTCCTCCATCTTCATCTGGCAGCGTTCCATTGAAATGCCCAACTTCGCCAAAGTCGCCAAATTCGGCATCCCGAAAAACTGCAAGCTCTGTGCCGTAGTTCGCAAACATTTCCAGGGTCTTTGGTAGACCCTGGAGCGTGTTCAAAATATTACCGTTTGCAAAGTCTTTGGCGCGAATTGCAAACAATGGGAAAAAGTGAGACGGTGCGTTGCCGCCGAGGACTGGGCCAATATCTCGACCGTTCGATAGATCGGCCCCATAAATGTCGGCCTTTTCACTTTCACCTCCATCCACCTGTACGCTGAGTCCATACTTAAAGATGAACTGCGGCGCAACGAGGTAGCCAGTGTTGCTCACCTCTAGAGTGAATGGCAGCACTGGAGTGCCAAGACTTGGCGCATCAAGGCTGTCGGGAATAAGCAGCTCGTGCATCAGCACCCAGCGACCACGGGGCACCTTACGGACGGTCGCGGGCAGCCCCTCTTGCTCGTCTACGACAAAGGCGTAGAAGCGGGCAGAACTGGCGCCATACCAGCCCCACTCCACCAGATACATGCAGTTCTTGGTGAAGTCAATATTGGCACCGCTGTAGCCAGTGCCATCCATTGGGTCGTGGTTGAACTCGCTACGGGGAACAACAACTTCCTTCAGCAAACCATCGCCAGATGAACGACGATAGACAATTCGGAAATCATCTCCCTCGCCAGCGGCTCTAATTTGGAAGAAGAAGCCATCCTGGCTATCTCCAATGCCCCAAAGCTTTTCGCACGCAGGCAGGTCGGCAAGACTCATCTGCACGCATACAGACATGCGCATGACGCGCCCTGTCTGATAACGGAACCTCTTTCGTGTGCTTAGGCGAGCGCGTTGGAAGCCTCCAGTAGCCTTGGCAAGCTCAACATTTACACCCCTACGGCGAATATCGTGCCTAAACGAACCTACGGGAAGCGGTGAGTAATTAACTCCAACTCGCTCTAACTGGCTCCACTTGGCACTCTCTTCATCGTCTTCACCGCTTTCGTTTAACCCTTGGATTTCCGTGACATAAATGTCATCCCGAAAAGCGTAATCGTCAGTGTAATTAAAAAGGCTAAGCGCTTCGTCAGTTCTTGGGTTGCCAAGAATATCTACTTTTATTTCTGATGGTTTTTCAAGATACTTTGTAATCGTAAGAGGAGAGCCTTCCAGTGGAACCACCACTGGAATGCTCTCTTCCATTAGCGCTTGCCCAACTGGAAACTCACCAGCCTCTTGCAAGACGGCGCCAGCGTTGGCACCACTAGGAACTGCGTAGCGCTTTTGCCCTACTTCATGCGAAAGCTGGTAGTACGGTGCCATGAGCAATAACTAACAATGTGAAAGGCGATCAGCGCTCGCCCCAGGTAATTGAACCAGCCACCGTATTCCCGCTAACTGCGAGACTTTCGGCGACAAGAGTTAATACGTCACCAGACTCGCCAGCTTCATTAGAAATTGGACGAGTGAGGAATTCGCGGTTGAAACGGAAGATTTCGCCAAGCTCCAGATTCTGTCCGTCATCATCACCAGTAAAGAACGTGGTAACAATTTCGCCGCCAGAAATACCAGAGGCGGTGGTGTTGTATTCAATAGCAGAAAGTTGGGAGGCTGACACCCACTGGTTTCCAGCTTCCTTGGGATCGTATGTGGCTCCGCTAATCACAAGGCCACTTGCATTCTTCACAAGCGTAAACTTCGTCGAAGATGCAGAAGACAGGTTGAGCATCAAAGGAACAACACGCAAGATGTTCTTTGTAATGGCTCCCTCTGCATTGACAATATTTTCTTTGCAGCGAATAGAGATCAGGGCGCGGGGTACGCCAGGATTCACCTGCACCGAAGAAGATGCACGCGAAAAGATGTCATACTTCGTGGCGTCTCCACCATCCACCTCTACTTTGGTTCCGTAAATCTTCAGGAACACTGCCTGGGCAAGGCTTCCCGACTTGACGACGCGGAACGTCAAAGGCAGATTGGGATTACCAAGACTGGGGAACGGCAGGCGGTCGCAAGTGTTGATCTGGTGAATGGTCACCCAGCGAGCATTCTTGGGCTCGGCACCACCAGGCAGGTTTTCGTCAACTGGCACGTAAGCCATCAGCCTGCAAGCCGAACCGCCGTACCAGCCCATCTGGATGCGGAACATCGTGACATTTGCCAGGCTCAGCGTGTGGATGCTGGGGGCAATGCCGTTCAGTTTGTCTCCAGTGAATACGCTGCGCGGAACAATCTCTTCCATGACGGAAGGATCATCGGGCAAAAGGCGGTAGCGATGGTTGAAATAGATAGATGTTGGATCGGTGACAGTGAAATCTGTCGATCCAGCAGGTGCGCCGTGGTTCTGCGGAGTTTCTCCAGAATTTGTGCGGCGAACAAAGAATAAATCATTGCCAATAACGCGAACGATATAGCCATTCTTCTCATCAAACAGGCCAGCTTCGTGAATTGCATTCACATTGCGCAGCATGCTGATACCAAAACTGGCATCAGTGATACGTCCAGTCTGGTATGGGAACACCAGACGGCTTTGCATTTGCGCCACCGTAGAGTTGGGCGCATTGGTATTGATTAAAAGCTGAGCACCACTTTCCTGGGGAAGGTGAGTGACTGTTGCATGAAGAGGATTGCCCTCTCGGTCCTCCGTTAGCTTCCAAAGCTTTGGATCGATGGCAATAATGTTGGTCGAATCCCAAAGCGCAAGACTTGTTTGCACACGGGGATTGCCCAACAAATCATCATGCACCTCAGAAGGGGCACTGAGATTATCAAGGATGGGGATAGGGGTTTGGTCGCTGGCCAGGGCAACAGGCAGCGACTTTTCCATGGTCGCCTGACCCGCCTGAATAGGCTCAGTTCTGCCAACTGTTACTACCTGTTGACCTTCTTCAATGTCAGGCATAATTCCTTAAATCGATGTGATGCGAGGCTTGACCTGCAGTGTCCCCAATACAATCGTATCCTCTTTCAACACTCTTAGAGTGCCCCCTATTGAATTGGAGCTATAGATTGGAGTGTTGTTAACTGGCAGGATTTCAAATTCCCGCTCAGAGATGATCTCTAATGTATTGGCGGTGTAAGTGGCATTGTAGCCAGCAACGCCAGTTCCAGTAATTCTGACAATGTCCGATGGGCCAAGATTGTGTCTATCTTCAGTTGCAATCCTGATTCTTCGCGTGTTTAACAGTGGGTCAATTATTGTTCCTCCTGTTATCTGTACGATGCTGCCACCTTCTTCAACGTAGTACAGTTCTTTTAAGTCCCACAAATACAGCGCACCAATGTCGGCGGGGTCAGCAGCCTGCCTTCCCACGTCATAGGTGACAAGGCGCTCGTCATAACCACTCGCGATGTTGCGACGCAATGCCTCTGTTTGAGACGATGACAGGGCGAGCTTTAGGTGACCAGTTGTAGCAAGCTTAGTGATGTTGAATGTGTCAATAACATCACCTCCAAAGGTTTCCTTGATCTGTGCGATCACTTCGGAATTGGTGAAATCGCGATAAGTGCCAATAGGTTTCTGGAAAGCAAGGTACAGCTCGTCAAAGCTGTCACCTTCCCTCACTGTTACGTTAATGCTTTCCATCAGCCACTAATTAGACGGTCGAGGTTTGCAATGGCTTCGTTACGCAACGACGTTGTGCTGCGCTTGGGACGCTTCAGTTCATCAATGCGAGACAGAAGCTGCTGCTTCTCCATCGTCAGTCTATCAATTTGTGAATGGAGACTTGCATAATGAGTGGTAAGCGAGAATGCGTCTTCCACTTCTTTCTTTAATGCTTCATTCTCACGCGCCATTAGCTCTAGGCGCTGTCGGTAGTCACTAATCGTTTCTTGCATGTCGGCAGGAACGATGGGCTTCTCAATCACCCTCTCGATAACCACCTCTTGTTGAGCAAGTCGAGCATCAATTGCCTCACGCTTGGCACCAGCCAGCTCCGAAAGCATGGATGCACTTTTTGCTTGGGCTGCTGCGGCCTTGCTCTCAGCCTCGGTTACTTCACGCAAGAGCTTGGCATTTTCCTGCTCAAGACGCTGCAAATTGGCCGCCAGCTCATTGATTTCGCTTTTCAGCATCTTCGCTTCAAGCAGCTCGCCTTTGTTGCTCGCTGCTTGCGCACGGCCAGGGCGTGACCTAACAAGCCCGCGCACCTCTTCAATGCTCACCTCGGGAGCAGCGGGCACTCGCCAACGCTCCACATACTTCAAACGGCTAATGTCGCCAGTATCCTTCCAATCGACGAAATAGGGCATGCCAGGAGGGCAAGGCGGCAATTCCACATCGACAATGCCGTCTTCCACCTTGAAGGACAAATCCTTGGTGGGGGCGCCAATAAAGGCGCCCCCTGCCTTCACATACAATCGCCCATTCAATGGGCCTTTCGCGCCTTCTAGAAAGCCGACAATCCGCGTCATACCACAACCTCGCGATAAGTGATCAGCACTTGATATTCGATGCCACTGCTTACCACGGTTTCCAGACCCTCGCCACTGCCCGTTTGGAACAATCCCATGACGCTTCCCATGGAAAGAGGGGCTCCAGAGGCATACACTGGGAAATTCGGTGTCAAAGTCACACCAGAAGCACCGCTTCGGAACTGAACAGTTCCTCCGCTTGTGGCGGTGCAGAAAACATTCAAAATACGCAAAGACGAACCAGTCACACCAGACACGACCACTACACCACTCGTACTGGCAGCCCAAGCCGATTGAATGCCAGACGGAAGAATATCATGCTGCAAAATGTAGGGAACACTAACGCTCCCGTCACCTTGAGCCTGAACGTATGCTGAATTGCCCGCTGCGTCGAGACCGAAGAGTGCCATAATCAGAACATCAAGAAAAGAAGGCGTTGGTTAGGCTTTGTTTCACCGTTCGGTAGCCTAACTGGGTCGACAGCGGAAAAATCAAACCGCAGCGGAGAAGCCAAGTAGCTTGGACTGTACGACCATCCACTACGTTTTCCATTTACGCCAATTGTAGCAATGCGAATACGGTAGGAAGTTCTAAAGTCGTAATCTTGTGCGTCAACATAGGCATAATTTTTCTCCGTATTTGCCACCCTCACCCATAGATCCTCTTCCGATCTATACATCTCCACCTCAAAGTACCTTATGAGAGGGTTGTTGACAGGCTCCTGCCAGCAAATCACGGGGCTAATTGCATTCAGCACCGAATAGCTTGTGTACCGAGGAAATTCCCAGGTAACCTCAATGCGAGTGCTCATAATCCCGAGAATCCAATGGAGAGTGGCGCAACAGATGGTACGTTTATCAGCTTAGACGTGGCCACCGATGTGAGTTGCGGTGAAAGTAGTGACAGCTTGTCAACCAAGTCATACTTGGCTTCGTAATATTGAGTGCCCATAACCGTCACAACCCCTTTCTCTTCGGCAAGGCTTGTAACCCTGTATTTCTTCGCTTCAATATTGGCCTCTCGGATGAACCAGGCCGACCCTGCTTCTGGCGCAATCGCAAAAGCTGGCGACACTGAAATATTGTTTGTTACACCAGCAGAACTTGTGATTGCAGCCTGGAACTCTTGCCCGCCATCCCTGATGATAATCTCATACGAAATACCATCTTTCAATGTGACATTGCGATCCAGAACAAGTCCAGTAGTGCTTGCTTCTGACAGTGCTCCCGCAGCCAATCCAGGAGTCCTATAGGGATCGATAATCTCAATAATATCTCCAGGCATAAGAAAGAATCCTTCCGCTCCAACCTTGAATGTGACAGTCTCTGTTTCGTTCAAATTTGTTAACAATGTCCAGTATCCAACCCTCCTTGCTTGAGCCCTGTTTGTCGTACCAAAGGCCCTGACTTCGGTTTCTCTGTATTGATATCTCTGGATGCCAGATGCATCTTCCACGTATTCCACCTTGCTCTTGAATCCATCTGAGCTGTCATTCCATGAAACAAGGGCTGCAGTTTTTCTTGCTTTTAGAGCGGTGCCTTCATATACAAATGGAGGACCAGTTACGGTTCCAGTGTCATCTACATCCACGATGACATTGCTGGGACTAAATTGCCGAGCGACGCTACCAGGCCTGTCTTGGGTGGCCATGATTGTGCCCTGGGCAAAGTAAATCATGCCCCTAAAAACAGCAGCAATGCCATTCATTACTTCATACGCTTCCGCCCTATTGTTAATTACGCCATTGAAGGTAAAGCGCTTATGCTTGCCGCCTTTCCCGTCCGAGACTTTTTCATCGCAATATTTTGCTATTTCATATAGAGAGTAGATGTCTACATCGTCCTCTTCTATGAAAAGTCCAGCGCCATAGCGCGTATTTGTCATCAGGTCATAAAGCACCCACGCAGGATTATTGCTGTACTCGGTCGTGAACTTCCCTCCCCACACCCCAGTAGAGCTAACGTCTTTTGGTACTTTGATTTTTAGACCCTTAAGCTCAACGGAGATTCTTGGAACACTATTAAACGCCTCCGACGCAAATTTCATCCCAATTAGCGCTGTATTGGGATAGGAGAATTTGTCAGAAATAATGCCAACGACCGCCTTGAAGTACAAATCGTTGTTTACTTTTAAGTCTTCTGGATCAGCGCTTAAGCGCTTGACTCTTACAGTCCATGGACCAGTTCCTGAGAGTCCAAAACCATACTCCCTCTCAAAAGGCCCCCTGCTCTTACCTTCGATAGTGAAATCTCCGCCTCCCACTTTGCTGCCTGTTATATCGACAATCGAAACCCTAAATTCGACAGAGGTGCCTTTAATGTCTCCATCATCTTTTTCGATCTTAAAGAGAGAGCCCACACCCATCCTCACGACAATGCTGTCCAACTCGGCACTGGTAGTAGTGACAGATGTCTCCCCAGTGCTTTTCGACAGTTTTACGCCAGAACTTTGCTCAATGCGGACATCAGAAAACCCACTCATCGGTGACTGCGACTGAGTGCCAGTTCTAAACTGGACAGTCACATCTTCATCGCCTTTGGTATTGAAATTTGCGTCACCACTACTGGTCTGCAATGGTGTGCCATCTAAATAAATATGACTTCCCCGAACTCCATCTGTAGGAAACCCTTCGACCTCGCCTTCGCATAAAGCCGCCAAGAGACTTGCCTCGCCCCTGCTTCGCAGTGTATCTGGGTCTTCAGTTGGGGTGCTCGCGCCACCGCCCTTCTTGGATCCGCTGATCTTCCATTGCTGATCTTGTCCGTACAGCTTTTCCATCTATCAAACAGCAATCCTTTCGACAGAGATAGAAGAAGAAATGACCAGGGGAGAATCTAGGATGTACCTTCCGTAAAGCACTGGAACTGGATAACCCTGAGTGGTTAACTCTGCCGCCCTGTCAAACATATAACTTTCTTTTTTCTTCGTGTCGCTTGTGGGCGTCTTTACTGGCGGCGATAAAAGTCCAGCGATGCCAGTAAGGAAGAGGCTTGCGCCCAAGCTAAACAGAGCAGTGCTACCAAACGCCCCCGCCGTACCGACGCCAGCGAAGGCGCCAGCGCCAAACGAAACGAACGATAGGGCAATCAACGCAGCGCCAATCAAGATTTGACCGATGTTGCTCCCAGCGCCAGTGATAACTGGCGCCATGACAAGGCGGTCACAACTTAAGAAAATACCGTCATAATCAAGACCTTCTGGGTCTTTGGTGACGAGCTTAAAGCCAATGCCGTTCTCATGGGCACGGCTCATATACTCAGAAAAGCCAGGTATTTGACGTGCCAACGCAGAGATGACTTCTTTCGCGTTTATTGCCATAAAGCGATATGTACGACCAAATTTTCGCCCAAGCTCACCCAGTAACTTAACTTCTACCCAGCGCCTCTTAGTGCCAGTCATAAGTCTTTATGCCGCAACACTGTAACTGTCACTTTAGCCCAGTATCCGCCGTAGACAGAAGCCTGCGATAACCTGTCGGCCAAGTGGTGATAAAATATTCCGCCCCTGCCACTCATCACGCCCACATGGTTTGGTTCTGGTGCTTGCATTCTCATCAGCAAAATATCGCCTTTCTTTTCTGGGCGACTCACTTCATAAAACCCCTGGCCGCCGTAATTGTTTACGAACATTGACCAGCCAGGATTTAACCATTCTTCGTCAGCTCCTCTCTCAAAGTCATCCAATACAATGCCAAACTCTCTTTTGTAAAAATCTCGGGTAAGAGCATAACAATCATGCACCCCATAGCTCCATTCGCGCCCCTCATAGGGCGCGTTTCCAGTGGGATCCATGTAGTGGAAATTACTGGTAGGCAAATGAATCATCGCCCACGGAAGATTAGATTGCTTACATGCTTTGATGTCGTGAATAGAAAAACCATCCATTCCGTCGATGTGTGAATGATACACGGCCTCTATTTCCCCAGCCTCTTCAGCTCTTGCGTAATCCTCTGCGCTAATGGCAAAATTGGTCGCTGGAGAAGAGTGCGCGTTCTCGCAAGGCAAAAGCTTTCCGTTGACTATGAATCCACAGCATTCATTTGGGGCTTTTTGCCTGGCCTCGTAAGCCAATGCTTTTTTAATGTCTAACGAAAGTGGGTTCATCGGAATAAGTTTGCACCTGGAAAAGCGCCAAATGGAAGCGTTCCTGTTCCAAAGCGTAGCCGACAACTATCTAACCGCTTGCCACAGCGATCATTTTGATAGAGGTCATCATCTTCTGGAAGCGCGGCAAGGGCGGCGTCATAAACAGCCTTGGCGGCAACCTCTTCTGCCGCTGCCGTGTCGTAAGCCGCCTGTGCGGCGTTAAGACGATCTGTGGCCTTGGTGCAGGCCGCAGAAGACACTTCCCATCTGTGAATAGCGGAAACTGGACCGACACCAGCAAAACTTTGAACTTTGCCCCTCGCGTAAACGGTCTGCCCAGACGCGGCGATGGAGGGTTTCCCACCTGCCGCAACGCTACTTACGCTGCCAGAGGCGATAATAACTCCACTACTTGCAATCAGTACATTGTCATTTAAGTCCAATATTGCAAATGTATTCGGGGGATCATATACGTCTTCTGTAACAATTTCTGCGACAATGACATCTGGAGGTGGTGGGGTTACACCTTCCGAACCTGGCGGCGGTTTTGGTACGCCAATCCATTTATTTACAGCCCAAATAGTGCCAGTCAGGTTCTTGCTTGGCCCTCTTCCCGTGTTTTGAGGAGTGCCGAAATACGTGTCCCCAGAAGATGGACTTGACCCGAAAAAACGAAAGGTGTCCACAATGACCACCGCATTATCGTTGTAAGCCGCGAAGTAATTAACTCCATCTTGTATGCCAAAAGTATATTTTCCTTTGGTTGCCTTAAGGTCGAATAAAGGCCCACTCCTTTCTAGTTGGGCAATTTCGCAGACAATTTCTTTGTCTCCCTTTGAATAACTCAGCTCACCCGCCGCTGCCCTTGTCTTGGCTTGCGCACGCCTGAGCGCTTTCAGCGCGGCGCTGTAAACCCTCGCCTCAGAAGAAGATCCCCCAACGGCGTCATCAAACTCGTCCGCTACTGGCGGCCCCGTGTAGCCGCACTCCGATCCTCTATAGCGCCACAAACAATGATTTTGCGTAATCACCCTTCGCGGCAGCATTAGCCCTTCAAGATCTATCTTGCTAGAGAGCTGCCATGTAACCGATGTGTTTGTCTCGGATGTTTTTCTCTCTACATAAAAAATGTCTTCAGGGAATTCCTGCGTATCGTCTGGGCTTGAACCGTTATCCAAGTATTTTGCAAGTGTTCTCCTCCTGGTAACTTTTGCTCCAACTAAATCATCCGCAGTTGATATCGCAGCACTAAAAGTACCGAAAACATTGGCGACGGTAATTTGAGGCTGTGGCATTTGCCCTTTTGTGGACACCTCAAACCCGCTGGCATCAATGGGAAAAGATGTATATTCTTGTCCCTTCCATTTAATCGCGGATCCGTCTGGCGCCACCTCGTTGGTGAGATAATATTTGCCCGTAAATTTTTCGTCGATGGTTGAAAGATCAATTTCAAACATCTCGACGATGGCGTCATGCCACCCTTTCCTTACGTCCGATTGAATAGTCATGATTACTCCCGAGAATCGTAAACGCGCTTACACGAAAAAGAGACAATGTTTGAATTGGGACCGATACTCTCCCAGCTCCATTCGTTTGGGTCTAGTCGATACTTGTATTCATCGTCATCCTGAAAGAACTGAGCGTAGAAAAAATCTCCCTGCAAATTAGACAGAGTAGAGTCCAAATCAAGGGCCTGCTCGTCAGTAATTGGGACTGTCCTTATGTCGTATTTTCTAATGTCTACATTGATACCATCTGGTGTTACCTGCTCAAAGCCATCGCCAAACTGCACGCGCCTAACACGAGTGCCCCTTCTGGCGGTAAGACCGTATTCAACATCAAGAACTAACGTGGGCTGTGCCATAATTTAACGCTGGTTGTAAATGATGCCACCAGGGCGAGTTTCTTTGAGGATGACGCTGCGAACAGCCCCTTCAAGCTCGCGACCCAGTGATTGACCACCATTGCCGCTCATTTGAGACGATGCTTGGCCGTTGTTGACGTTGACAACAATGTTAGTAGCAATGTTGCTACCTGCGCCATCACCAAGCTCCACTGGAATCTTCTTGCCGTCAGGCAATGGCACTACGGCTTCGTTGAAGCGGCCTTCTCCCACGAGGCCCATGGTCGGGCCAGTTACAACGCCACCAGAAGCAAATGCACGGAATCCTCCAGGAGCAATGCCTCCATTGGCGGCTTTGAAGCCAAAGTTGGGACCAGCAGTTCCAACCCCAGTCATTGGGTTGTAGTAACCAGATCCACCCATGTTGCCGCCAGATAATCCACCGCCAAGCATGCCCAGGGCGCCACCAAGCAGCTTCGATACTGCCTGGTTCACCAATGCCCTCGTCATCTCTTGAATGATCGTATTGGCCAGGCTCTTGAATGCATTGGCAAGGGTCTCAATGAAGGTGAGACCATGCTGCTGCATGTTGGCAAAGTCGGTGACAATATCAGTGATGGCAGTGCCAAGGCCGCTGTTGATATCGGAAGCCAAGCCTTGGAAGGCTTGGCGCATGCGCTGCACCTTCTCAAGCTCTTGCTCTTGAGCAAAGTATTGCTCTGCCTGTGCTGGATCAATATTCTCTCTCCTGAATTCTTGCTGCCGAGCCACCAGGCCTTCTTGGCCTAGCGGAGCAGCAGCTTGCTCTCTTGCCTCCCTTAGTTTGTTCTCAATGTTGAGGAGGTAGTTACTAGAGAAGGCATTGTCTCGTGCAAGCGCTAGGTCACGAAGGGTTTTGATGAGCCCTTCTGCCATTTGCTTCTCTTCTTCCGTGGCACCAACAAGCTTGTCACGGATGAGAGCCTCTGTCTCTTCAGCAAAGGTGAGACGCTCCCTGCCAAGTATCGCCAGTTCAAGCTTCTTGGCCTCCTCATCGAGAGCTTGGTTATAGCTCTCGGCAGCATCCATCAAAGGCCCTTTGACAACGCTTGCATATTCGTTCTTGAGGCGCAGAGCTTCTCTGTCAAACTCCTGCTTCTTCTCCTCAAGGAATAGTCCGCGAGTTTCAGGCGTGAATTTGGCTGCTTCCTGCTGGGCAAGACGTGCCTGCTCCTGCAAGATGAGGCCTTCGTACTGCATTGCAGTGCGAGCCTTCTGCAGCTCCTTCTCGCGGGAGAAGATACTCTCATCTTGATCGATGGCAGCAAGCTTCTGCTGCATCTCCGACTTGAGGATGTCGATGCGGTCGCTTGTGTATTCCTTGAGTTCCTTACCAGCTTTAGCCTTGCCGCCTGCTCCGCCACCTGCCCCAGGCAAACCAACAGCGGTGCTTCCAAGCCCACTACCAAACGATGTGGGCTTGAAGTTGGGGAACAAGGTCTTCTTGAGATCGTTAATCTGCTGCTGCCTTGTCTTCTGTCGCTGAGAGGCCTCACCCTCATAAGCCAATTCAACACGAAGAGCCTCCTCATAAGCCTTCCTTCTGCCGCCAAAGTGCCCCTCAAGAGGACGCCCCTGATAAAGGGCATCGACCATTGCCTGCGCACGCTTCTCGGGACCGCCAGCAGCCCTCCTGCTCTCATCGGCCAATTTCGCGAGGGCATTCAAGCCCTTCGCAAAATTATCAAACATCCAAGAGAAGAAATTCTGGAAGATTGGAGCAATTGCCTCGATTACGCCAGAAAGGATTGTGTAAAGATCTTGCGCAAATACGCCAAACTGCGCGATGACAGTCTTGATTGTTTCTTCGTTTTTCAGTGCAAAATTGACAAGATCCGCGACGTAAGATTGGAAGCCAGCCCCAACTACTTGGAAAAATCCACCAAAGCTTACCTGGGCAGCTTCTAATGCAACCTTTAGTCGGGCACCAGCATTTTCTGGCGCACTTGCAAGAATCTCTGCAGTCTTGCCGTAGCGCTTTGTTAACTCTTCAGTGAATTTAACAAAATCCTCAAGGCTGACTTCGCCTTTTTGGAGCGCATCGTCAAGTTCTTGTGGCGTTTTGTTGATAGATGCCGCAAAGACAGTGAAAGCACCAGGCAAGCGCTCACCAATTTGTCCGCGAAGCTCTTCCGCACTTACCTTGCCCTTACTAAACACCTGGGCAGTAGCAAGCAGCGCTCCATTTAGATCTTCTGTTTTGCCACCAGTCGCAACAATGGCTGCGGCAATGCCGTCAAATACTTTCTTGGTTGTATCAGTTTGATAACCAGCGCCAGCAATACTTGCTTGCAAACGTGCAAATTGTCTTGTGGCATCAGAAATTGGCAACAAGAATTTATTGCTTGCCGCCGTTGCCGCAGCCAGTGCATTGTCGTAATCATCAACATTGCGAGTGACGCCAGCAAGCGCCACGCGAGCCTTGTTGACGTTTGCAACTGTTGTCGCGATGGCAGCGGCGTATTGCCCCAGATTGTCTACTGCCTGGCCAATAGCGGCGCCTGTAAAGGCACCTGGCACGCCTCCCATGAGACCGCCAGCAATACCACCAATGGCGCTACCAGCGCCGCCTCCAAGGCCGCCACCATACAGGAAGGCACCACCAGCAGCGCCAAGACGCTGCCCCCTTGTCAGGGGCTTCTTCGTCTGTTTTGCAATGCCCTGTTCGGCCTTAACAATCTCTTTGTTAAGCTCCTTCCATTCACTGTTATTAGGCGAGATTTCCCTCGCCCGATTACGAAGAATGGTGAGCTTCGCCTCAAGCTGGTTCAAGCTCCCAGAAGAAAAAGCTCCCAGGTCATTCGTAAGTTTGATGCTTTCCGCAAGCTTGTCGGCCTTTTGTAGCTGACCACTAATGCGGGCGATCTCCGTCTGAAGCCGCATCCATGGCTCAGTGGCGGGCTTGATCTGCGCAGCTTCAATTTGCGCTGCTTGCAGCTCCTTCTGCAGGCGAGTGAGAGAACCCTCTTCAAAAGATTGGGCCTGGCCGCGCAGCCTTAGGGGCTGCGCAATCATCTGCCCGCGTTCTACCTGCCCCTCGCGGAAGCCCATGGCTGCCGCAGTCTTCCTGAAAGGCTGACTGCCAATTTGAAGCTTCGACAGCTTTGCCTGCATAGAGGCAATCTCTCGATTGAGCTGCGCAAACGTCGCACTGATCTGCGTCTTGAGCCCGCTCGTGTCGAGATTGATTGTTACCTTCTTGCCATTCCTGGCTACGTCCGCAATCTCACGGTTAACCTTCTCTATCTCGCGAACGACGGCGCTCGCGTTTGTAGAGAAATCAATCGTATAACGTGCCATTACTTAGTGCCCTCCTCAAACAAGGTCTTAATAACCTCGTCTAGATCTTCGATGGTTGGCTCCGTCCATGGTCTCGCAGGATTGCGGCCACCGCCTCTTGCAACATAACCGTCATGAACACCTTCCGCGTGCGGCGCTGTCCATTCAAACTCAGTAACAGAACTCGTAATATCTTCTCGTCGTTTACTGTTTAACAATGTAGAAGTGTCAACAATATCGCGAGGCTCTGTCACCACCTGGCCGTTCTTCCTGCGCGTCTGCACATCTGGCCCCTTCCAGTCCCACTTCTCGGACGTAATTTGCTGATCAAAATCATTGTCAGCCCAGTCCATTGCACGAGCAAAGACGCGCTGGTTCACACCCTTAAGTTTGACTAGGCGATTCACTTCTTCTTCCCGAATTCTTACGCCAGCAATCTTCTTCGCGCCGTTGATCGTCCGCTGCAATGCCTCCAAGGCCTTACCGATAGCACTATCAGCTTTGAACGCATTGCTCTCAAAGCGGACTTGATACGTCACAACTACAATGCGCCAACTTTATGCTATTGATAATCTAGCATTTACGACAATTCACTTCCCACCATTGCAACAATGGCAGTGGGGAGTTTCTGGGTTTTCAGTGCCCATTTGAGCACTTCTTTAGTGCGTTCCGAAACGCTGGTGTTGTCTTCTTCCATTTCGTAAGGCAGGAAGTCAGACACCTTCACTTGATTGTTCTTGCTGCCAAGCGCAGACGCAACCATTGCTCCCATCTTCGCAGTGGCAACGCTATTGGCATTGGCCCGCATGCGAGACACCCTTGCACTATTGTCCAGCACGTCTGTAATCAAGCGCACTGGCAATCGAGCAAAATTCGATGCGTGAAAAATAGGATCGGGAAGGTTGAGTGCGGTTAGCTGGCAATAAAGAAATGTCCAGTCAGTGGCTGTTTTCAAAACAGCTTCTGACCGCTCAGCTAACCGAACGATTAGTTTTTTGCTTCTTCCTCGCCTGGCTCTTCATCTTCATCTTTCACCACGCCAGTGGTCTCCTCTGCCACCATGAATTCCTCCACTTGATCGAGCACCACCTTGGGCAGCATCTTGGTGTCTTCATCTGTCCAATCGTCCGTGGGCTCCCACTTCTTGCCCTGCAGCACTTCTCCCCTATTGCGAAAGAATATCGTCACGAGCTGCTCCAACTGGCTGCGATTGGATGGCATGCTCTCCATGAGAGCCGTAGCCTCCGCCGCATAGCCGCCCATCAGCTCCTCGTCAACCATGCCGCTGCTCTGCAGCATCTCAAACGCTTCGGCGTCTTCGATGCCCTTCTCCTTGGCAATCTTGCGGGCCAGGTCGATGGCCTTCAAAGTAAACAGCGCCCGCTTCTGGGATTGCTCCTCCCTCAGCCACGCCTCCTCTGCAAGCCAACTGCCATACTTCCGTAGACGCAACTTATCGCCAAGCTTCTCGTACTCTGGGCTGCTGAGAAGAAAAAACGAGGAATATTTACTCATGGGGGGCGCTAATAAGCAGAGAGAGTCTAGCGTTGGTCACTTTTACTGGCACAGGGCTATTTACAGCCCTTAATGGCACGACAATACGGCAGTCTTCTCCGCGAAACTCCACCTCAAGGCTTTCCCCGCAGCCAGGCAAGAAGCACGCCAATCCAGCAGCAATTTCATCATTCCGCTTGGTTGTATCAAACAACCAAGCTTTCTCACATTTACTTTTGACCAGCTTCATTCAGCAGGCATGTATTGAGTGAGCGTCTCAACGTCAGGGATTAGCACGCGATACTGCTCATAGGCAATGTCACTGTACTCCTGGTAGCTGCTTCTGGCATCTGGGAAATGCCTCAACAGACGCAAGATGGCCTCTTCCAGATTCTTGGAGCTAGGTGTGTAATTGACCAGCACCACTTCCCACGTCTTATTGAGCTGCACCGTGCCCACCAGTGCGCGAGACGTTTGCCTTGGATATTGACGGATGGTCACCTCCAGTCCAGTGGCCTTCCAGCCCTTGGGCACGCCATGCTCTCCAGTGACATACAAAGCTGGCTGTTGCGTATTGTTTGGCAATGTATAAGTGCCAATCAATTCAGACAGTAGCTGAGAAACCGTGTCGCGCAGTTGGAGGATGTTCATTACATTAAAATAGCCCCCTTTCGGGGGCT